GTGGCGGAAGCAGACGATAAAAAAGAATGGCAAAAACAAAATGCTAAACCAAAACAGTTAGGAAAAACTGAAAAGTATTTCTCTACGAGACATACTACTAAAGATACTGGCGCAGCCGACAAAGAGCAAGGTGTGGCGGAAGGCTCCATATCTGATTTGTTGAACAAGGATCCTACATCTCCAAAATTTAACGACCATTCAGCACCACGCAAAACAAAACATTCTGGTAGCACCCCGACCCCATATGAGCAAGGCAGATTAGATGCCCACAGAAAAAAGTCATATAACAATATCCACAACAGCGAACAGGATGCAGAAGATTATAAAACTGGATATAGACACGTTAAATCTAGGCAAGGTGTGGCGGAAGCAAATACACTACCAGCAGGACAGGCTGTTGCAGCACAACCTCAAGCAGGTAAGAAGTCTGGCCCGATAAACATGGTGGGCCCTGATAAGAACAAGCACGTAGATGTTAGTGCTAATCCTTCTGTGGCACAATCTAATGACCCGGAATTAAGACGCAAATCTGAGTGGGCGCAGCGACACTACGGTGCTACTCTAAGCCCTGATGAAGCCATGAACAAGTGGATGCAGCGAGGACTAGACATTACTGAAAAGAACGATAAGCGCCACGACGCAGAGATTGCCAAACTGATGAAAGAAATAGCCGGCCTTAAACGTATCATTAATAACCTGCACCCGGCGGCAACCGGAGCATCTAACGTTGCTGAAGGTGAAATCACAGAAGATGATGTAGTTCTATCTGCTGACCGTCGTCGCCCTAAATCAGGACTGCTATCTAAACCAGAGCAGGCGATGAACCCCGCTGATGTGGTGAAGCTTGACGTTCCATTGCTGATCAGACTGCTTGAGTTTGCCAAGGAAGATGCGGCTGACGATATGGCTCTACATGATCTTGCTGAAAAGCTAGTAGCAGGTTGCCAACGTGGCAGAACTCTGACAATGAAAGACTATGATAGTCTTGTCCCTTCAACACCAGAAGCACCTGGCCCAGATGAACAGGAGGACTTCGAAGGCAAGTTCAATCAAGAGATGGATGAAATCAGTGATCCCGCAGTAAAGAGTTATCTTGGCAAAGCAATGACTGATACACTCACAGGTAAGAAAGATCGTAATTCTGGTATGAAACGTGCGATTAGCAGGTTAGCTGGGACAAATAAACCACTGACTAAATAATCGTATGAGAGCATTAGAGTTTTTAAACGAAATAGCAATGAATCCGAACTCCCTGAGAAGGGACGCCGAGAAGATCAACGCCATGGCAGGCATGGAGTTTGAGATGTATGTCCCGAACGCAGGTGGGCCAGACAATGACTACGAATCTGTGCCTGACTATAGTATGGATGAGCAGGCCAATGATATAGACTATATCATCCGCTTCTTTAACGGCGGCGATGGCTACAATGATCGTAGAGATTTAGCAATGCTGCGTGACGAACTTGAAGATGCTTACTCTGAATGGGGCATGGAGCAACAATCTGAACAGTGGCACCAAGAAGGTAAAGAACTGCTGAAAACATACATGGAAGAAAATGATTGGGACGCCGACGAAGCAATCGATCAAGCAATGAATGATCTTGGATTCACCGCAGAAGAAAAAGACGAAGCCAAAGACGGTGGAGACTCTGCAAAAGGCATACAGACAAGTAAAGAGTTACCTGATACGCCGGCGTATCATAACTGGGTCCGAGCCGTTACCGTTGCTGAAGAAGCATTTGATGAAAAAGTAGAAGAAGAATGGGACTCTCAAGGCAGGTTATATGACAAGGCCCGTGAAGAATGGGAAAATGATTGGGAATGTCCTGATCAACGTGACTTCCTACGTGATAACAACCTCCGTCGCATGAGTGATGTGGAAAATAACTACACTATTACATGGCCGTATCGCACCGCGCCTGAAGCCGGTGAGCTTGACATGGATTCAGTCGGTGAGATGTTCAGCAAAGCAATGGGTAAGAAAGTCATAACCGGTGGATATCATCGTGCCGGTCGTTCTCCAACTGCATACTCACTTGAACCGGACGGAAGTCTTGACTCACCGAATGAACCTGAAGATGGTGGTCTGGAATTCATCAGTCCGCCGATGTCTATCCCTGATATCATCGCTGATCTGAAGAAAGTTAAAGCATGGGCAGATGAGACCGGTTGCTACACAAACGAATCAACCGGTCTTCACATCAATGTCAGCGTGCCTCAAGGTGCCGACAGAGACTATGTTAAACTTGCTCTGTTGCTCGGAGATGATTACATACTTGAACAATTCGGGCGTGAAGCAAACACATTCTGTAAGTCAGCACTGGCCAAAGTAAAGCAATACGCAATGACACGTGATGCAGATGCCAAAGCAGTTCTGGAAAAGATGCGTTCAGGTCTTGACAAGTTTGCGTCAAAAGCAATTCACAGTGGCAACACAGACAAATACATCAGCATCAACAACAAAGGTGACTACATTGAGTTCAGATCGCCCGGCGGCGATTGGTTAGATGATAACTTCGACAAGATTGAAAATACGTTGTTGAGAACTGTAGTTGCGCTTGACGCCGCAAGTGATCCACAGAAGTATCGCAAAGAATATCTGAAGAAGCTGTACAAGATCCTGGCCCCAAAGGGTGAAGGCGATCCGATTGGTATCTTCGCCAAGTATGTCGCCGGTGATATGCCAGCAGCCGCCCTAAAAAGCTTCATCAAGCAGGTACAGCTACAAAGAAATATTAAGAAACAGGGCCCCGAAGTAGCAGCGCCGGCTGCTAGCATCAGAACACGCTCCGGTTATCTGACTCCTAATCAAGATTGGGAACCTGAAACAACTCAACCCGGCACTACGCCTGGTATGGTCCCGTGGGCGCTTGTTAATCGTAATACCGGTGAACACATTGGCGAACCATTTATGGCGCCACCGGGCGCCGTAAACGCCGGCGCATATGACCGAGCGATTGAGATAGTAAATCAAATGGGACTAACACCGGAGCAACGACGGGAACTCATCGTTCAACCGGCAGACTAATATGAGAGCCACAGAGTTTCTATCCGAGAGTCAGCAAACAACGCTGAATGATTTATACGACAGTGATCTTCCGGGGCGCGATGAATCTCTATGGGATGAGATAGGAACAATGGATCTTGACACGCCGTTGATGATTCATACGATGCCCCGATACAAAATAGAAATCATGTTGCTTGGTCAATACCGGGTCGAGCACCTTGATGAAATTGTTGACATGATGGCCCCGGATCAGAAAGAAATTCTTGAACGCTACATGAATGATCCAACATTAGCTGACAAAGTTATTGTGATATCTGAGCATAGGATCATCGACGGCAATCATCGTGCGTTGGCAGCAGCATATAAAGGCACTTCGATTAAATACATTGATCTATCAGAACTACAATGAGAGCCCATATATTTCTATACGAAACAATAGATCCTACAAGAGAGGATCTGGTCAGCGTGGCTCAATGGCTACACGCCGAACCTGATCAGATTGAAGTTCATATCAAGCATGAACCTATTGACAAGTTCCTGGGTCAGATCAAAGAGATGCACGGAACCTTCAATGAGTTTCCCAAAGACGAACGGCGAACAAACAAGATTCTTCGTCTGTTGAAACAAGGTGCCACTCCGATGCCAATGTATGTGGAGCAGGGCGATCCTGATCTATTCGTCATGGAAGGTCGCCATCGTATGGTTGCGTTCTGGCTCGCCGGAATGAAGACAGTTCCCGTGGCGTATGCGTCAAAGAAGTTAGACGAAACAATAAATCCTGATATTCTTAATAAAAAATTCAATCATACTCAAGAGATTGGTGATTATACTTACAAAGCGTCAGTTGAGATATTTATGGATGAACCATTGTTGAACATTAAAGCATATGATGGTAATAAAGAAATAGGTCAAATATTGTTTCAAATATTTGACTGGGAAGATGATACGAACGATGGATACATGGAAAGTGGCGGCACTGAAGTTGATCCAAAATATAGAAATAAAGGTGTAGCATCCACTATGTATGCGTATGCGAAGATGTTGGGCAATGATATAAGACCTAGTTTTCAACGAACTACAGCGGGTAGAGGAATGTGGGACGCATGGCAAAAGTCAGGTGATGATAAACATCTCGTCGCTGAGGATTCCTATAGTCCGCCAACACTACACACCGGTGACAAAATTTTGAAGGGAAAATTTAAGAACAGTCCTGCTGAGATTAAAGGCTTCGGTAAGGACAAACATAACCAGCCAACCTTGCGGACAAATAAAGGTGACATACAGTTGTTCAAGCCTCGAGTGGTTAAACTTATGCCGGATAAATTAGATGAATACGAGCGTGATACTCCCAACAGCAGACAAATCTTCTCCAAGTTAGAAGGGCTCGGATACAAGAAGTTAGGTCACGGTGCTGACGCCACAGTGTGGGCGAAGGATGATAATCATGTCATCAAGATTCTGATGCCCAGACGCACTTTGCCAAGTGATGTCACCAATGCTGAAAAAGGCTTTATGACCTTTTATGAATTCTGTAAAAAGCATCCGGAGTTACCTAATCTGCCGCGATTTATTGATATTGGTGGGCAAGGAACTACTGTGTTTGAAATTAACGGGACGCCGTATAGACAAATCGCAATGGAACGACTGTTGCCGATTCCAGACAAAAGCTTTGAGCAACGCATAGTGTGGTTGCTGAGTGATCTAGCAAAGATCAGAGCGCCCTGGAGCAATGTAGTCAGCATGTTGAAGAAGCCGGGTACTTGGCCTCCTAGTTGGCAGGAGATGCCTCAGTTGATTGCTGAGAGATTCGCTGACCCGGTAGTCAGCAAACAATTCGGAATATTATATTTGACAATGTCCAGGTTGTATCATGCTGGACTCAAATCTGGACTCGGTTGGGACCTTCATACCGAGAATGCAATGATGCGGCGAGACGGCACCATTGTTATCGTTGATCCGTATTTTACCTGAACACACCTTAGGACCGCAACTTAGTTGCGTGTGTGGGGTCGTCGCTCACCCTAATAACAATGGAGTCGTGCCCGGGTTTATTTAAAGAGCGACACTTTATTCTCCCTAGCATAAATACACTATGCGCGCCAATCAATTTATCACAGAATCAGCTTTAAATGACCTAGAGCGTCAACTACCAAGCCACCTTACTCACGGTCACAGTGCCCTTGACAATCTTATGCACAAAATTGCCCGTAGACATAATCTTACAGACGATGCACTACATGATATGTTCAAACGAAAGCACCTTAAGTCGCCACATGATCTGATCAAAGACAAACTACACGAAGAAGGTGATGATAATTCAGACGAACAAACCAGAGACTTCATCAAGTGGGCTATAGAAGTGCTGCATATTCAACAACCATATCCCAAGATCACTCTAAGCAAAGACTCAGACGCAGCCAGAGAAGGTCACCACACTGGATTGAACACTCCTGCTGCCAACACGATCTGGATTTATGTCGGGAACAGAAACCTTATTGACATTCTCCGTACTGTTTTCCACGAACTCACCCATACCAGACAATATCAGATGGGCATGGTCAAAGACGGCGACAGTTATCCCGGCAGCCCCATCGAAGTACTGGCTGATGCCATGGCCGGAAAGTATATCAAGATATACGGCAAGGAACATCCGGAGATATTCCAATGAGAGCAAATGAATTTATCAATGAGGGGATTGAACGACTACGACCTGACGATTACGAAGGTGGTAAGGGCTATTTAGGTGGCACAGACTCCGGCAAGAAAGTATCTGCCTTACCAGGTGGCAGCGGTCTTTTGTACAGTATAGGGAGTGGTAACTGGGGAAGCACCGCTATTAGAATTTGGGATCCGAACGGAGAAGACTTTATTCAGGCTAAACGAAGAGGTGCAGAATCAAAGCCAGTTATTCAACGCCGTCGATTCCATGGTAGAGTACGCGACTGGGAACGAGAACAACAAAAACTAAAAGCACCGGGTCAATTAATCGGTGAACTTACTGTGGATAAGGCAAAATCTTTTCCCCTGAAGAATGCTGTTAAAGTTGGAACAATCACAGTTGACGAGGACTATCGTGGCATAGGTCTGGCCAAAGCATTATACGGCATTGTGCTGACTATATTGAAGTTACCATTACTAGCCGGGACAAGTCAAACACCTGGCGGCCGCAAGAACTGGGTTAGCATATCAGGAATCCCGGGCGTGGATATGAAAGGGTATGTGTCTGTCCATGATGATAATTTAACTACCATAAAAATAGATCCCTACGCCCGGAGAGGCGATAAACAGTATGATGAAAAACGTAATAAAAAGGCTGATCAGACGATTGACATCATCATGGGACAATTAGGCGGACAGTATATTGGTAAGGGCGGGTATGGTTCCTTATACTTTGCATTTGATGTGCAGCCCAATGACACCGGGAAAGAATTAGAAGCCGCTGTAAAAACTAAGTTAAGCACTGTATATAGTGGTGAATATAACTCCGGACTATACGCCGTCTGGACAGGAAAATGAGATTATACGAGCGCAAACTACAGACCGGACAGACTATCCGCGAAACTGTATTCGGTAAACCTAAGCTAAAATAAAGTTATCTCAGCATTCCAGGTGCAAACCCCTCGGGGCAATCAAAGGTTAAAATAGAAACTTCCCCGTTATTAAACCAGTGTTTACCAAATGACGGATTATTAGCCCCGGTCATATTTATTCCATGCTCAACTCGCTTCTTTCCTGTATGGGCGGCAGCTACCTTAGCATTACGATCTGTAGAATATGTATATCCCTTTCTACTTTTGCTAATAGCCGCTCTGCGTTCCAAGGAATGTGGTCCCCTCTTTACACCCTTCAATGCCCGACTTTGTTTAAGACGCGCCTCTGATGATGGAATGGAGCCGAGGCGTTTTTCTCTGATCTTATCCTTAGTGTCTTGGGAATGTTTAAAACCAGAAATTCCCTCACCGCCCGCTGTTTTATTGCGAAGTATACCGGTGTTTTCATTTTTGCGACCGTACCAACGAATATAAAATCTTTCTAAAGCAAGCGCGCCGACCTCTGATAAGTTGGCCTCTAAAATAATTATTCTGGAATGATCTTTGGGTGTTCTGAATACTTCCGTTTTTGCGTGTTTCCATGCTCGCTTGTCCTGTCCCTTACCAATGTAATACGGGGTGTTATCATCACGCAAATATGCGTATGTATAAAATCCATCGGGTGGATTTTTGTATGAATAAATAGTCATGCTGATTGCTCCTCAAAAGCGTTAGAGCGGTTAGGGTCTGATCACCAGCGAACCGCACTATCTATTTATACCAAACTACTTGCTTTTATGATTTATTCGTTATATAATGAATCTTTAAAGGAATTTATCATGGATACAATTTTTAGTGGCGACCAAAAATTAAAGTTAAACGCGCTCTTTAACGAGTGTCTTCCGGTCATGACCGAAATCGAAACTCTCAGCGGGGGATTAACTGATACTATCAAAGCAGTAGGTGAGGAGTTAGAAATCAAACCCAGTATATTAAAACGGGCAATGAAAATCGCTCATAAAGCCTCACTTGGTCAGACTAATGTTGACCATGACGCGCTAAATACCGTACTGGAAGCAGTCGGGAAAACTCTCTAATGTCATTTGTTGACGCAATCCACAATAAAGACTCTGAGCAGATCGTTGTTGTAGAACGGGACAAGGACGGTAAGCGTCAGTATAAAGAGTATCAGGCAAACTATACATTTTACTACGCGGATCCCAAAGGCAAGTATCGCGGGCTGAGTGCGGGCACCGCACTCCCGGTCAGTCGATTCTCCTGCCGAAAGCGAACAGAGTTTGAAAAAGAACGACGAATAAACTCCGGCAAGAAAATGTTTGAGAGTGATATTGGCGTTGTGGGCAGATGCCTTAGTGAGAACTATCGCAACATTGATGCTCCCAAACTTCACACTTGCTTCTTCGACATTGAAACTGACTTCGATCCTGACAAAGGCTTCTCCCCTGCATCAGAAGCGATGAACAAGATCACTGCTATCTCAATGTATCTTGACTGGCTTGATCGTCTTGTCACTCTTGTCATTGCTCCTAAGCACATGACGCCGGAGACAGCACAAGAAATCTGCGATTCGTTCGAGGACACCATGCTGTTCACCAGTGAGAAGGACATGTTCGATGTGTTCTTTCAGTTGATTGACGATGCCGATGTGTTAACTGGTTGGAACTCTGAAGGATACGACATACCCTACATGGTTAATCGTGTCACCCGAGTTATGAGCAAGAACGACACACGAAAGTTCTGTTTACTAGGTCAGCTACCTAAGGCTCGCACATACGAACGCTTCGGCAAAGAAGAAACAACTTACGACTTGATCGGTCGTATTCATCTTGACTATCTTCAACTCTACAAAAAGTACAACTACGAGAGTCGCCACAGCTACAAACTAGATGCTATTGGCGAGTTAGAAGTTCACGAAAACAAGACTTCATACGAGGGTACTCTGGATCAGTTGTATAACAAAGACTTCAAAAAGTTCATTGAATACAACAGACAAGATACGAAGTTGGTATATAAGATCCATGCTAAAGTTCACTTTCTTGAACTGGCAAATCAACTGGCACACGAAAACACCGTGTTGATTCCGGTTGTCATGGGTACAGTGGCAATGGTTGAAATGGCGATCATGAACGAAGCTCATGATCATGGTCTGGTAGTTCCTGATAAAAAACGAAGGGTTGAAAATGATGATATCCAACAACAAGCGGCAGGTGCCTATGTTGCTACTCCCAAAAAGGGAATTCACGAATGGGTCGGAGCAGTTGACATTAACTCGCTCTATCCCTCAACGATCCGGGCGCTTAACATGGCGCCAGAAACCATCATTGCTCAGGTCAGACAAACACTGACAGATCAGTTCATGCACGAAAAGGGCATGAGACTGGCACGTGAGAAGAAACGCCACAAAGATGGCGACGATGATGTGACGGGAAGTGTCCTCTGGGAAGGTTTGTTCGGGTCGTTAGAATACACCTCGATCATGAACCAAGAACGCGGCACTCTGCTGACGATTGACTACGAAGATGGACGCACTGAGGAGAAAAGTGCTGCTGAAATCTGGAAGATGATCTTTGACAGTCACAATCCATGGATGATCAGTGCGAACGGCACGATCTTCTCGTATGCTAATCAAGGTATCATCCCGGGACTACTTGGTAAGTGGTACAGTGATCGTAAGGCTCAACAACGGAAAATGAAACTCTGTTCTGAACTTGCCGCGGGGATAGATGTAGACGATGAAATGGTAGCTTTACTTAATCATAGTCCGTAGTTGAGAAAGGGATGACACGAAGATGAAGTTTTTTACAAGATCCCGTTTTCTGTAAATCCTTTCTAAATACCATTCTTTTCCTATACTGCTAACTTCTACATAAGTATCCAAACTTTTAATATATGCATCCGCTGTTCTTCTATCATCAACCGAATATTCTTTTTGTAATATGATATCCGATAATCCAAACTTACCAATAAGATATTCACAGCACGTTGCCTCCAAGGTTGATGAATATTTACGGCCATCATGTTCGACTGGTTTTGACCACGTTCCTTCTCTTATTTTATGTGGGGTGCAAACCGGACAACGTTTGCGGTGTTCGTCAGTGCGTAATATTACCTCGAGGGAAGACTTTACTATATGACCACAATGGTGTTTAAAATGCAGCGGTAAATATGAGTTTTTGTATTCGTTATCGTCAACTATTTCCCATTGACCGGGCAATAAACTCGTCTTTACCAAGTCAATCGGTTTGCGAACTCTCAACTGGAAACAATGACGACAACCTATTCCATTCAAGACTTGCCTGGGTTGCGTATTCCAAATATTGTTACAGGTATGACACATATGATTTATTTTAAAGGTGATACCATTATAAGGTTCCAACGCGGTGTAACCGAGTTTTTTTACGGCAGCAGAGTAAGTGCTTTCATTGTATTTTTTATTTAACCCCATATTATCTCCTATAAATACTATTTATCATTGACAGAAAGATTATGCAAAAATGGATGTAGAACATATTAAACACTTGGTAAAAACCAGAAATGTATCGGAATTGCGACAATATATGAAGTTGCATAACCTTGTGATTAAAAATGGGAAGATAGTCGCTTCACAGGAGAAAATAAAGGAATTTACAGATTATTGGGACAAGCGACAACTGGTCAGAAAGATTTTGTTGAACTCAGCTTACGGTGCCCTGTTGAATGAACACTGTCGTTTCTACGATAAGCGTATCGGTCAATCGGTTACTCTATCAGGCAGGCAGATTGTGAAGCACATGAGCGCACACATCAATGAAATCGTCACCGGAGAGTATGACTACACCGGGCAAGCAATCGTATACGGTGACACTGACTCTTGTTATTTCTCTGCATGGCCTCTGATGAAGGATGAAGTTGCTGCTAGCACAATGACTTGGAGCAAAGACGTTGCTATTCAGTTGTACGACAATATCGCTGATCAGATCAATGACGGGTTCGCTGGCTTTATGGAGAAGTCGTTTCATGCTCCACGCAAGAACGGCGAAATCATCAAAGCAGGTCGAGAACTGGTTGCTGATCGGTCGTTGTTTATCACTAAGAAGCGGTATGCTCTGAACATCTACGACAAAGAAGGCAAGCGTCTGGATCAGTATGACATGGACAAGGCTAAGAAGAACGGTGTCAGATTCGGCATTGGTCAAATCAAGGCTATGGGTCTTGATCTGAAACGCGCTGACACACCTAAGTATGTTCAAGAGTTCCTGATGCGAGTGTTGGAGATGGTCCTTGATGGTAAAGATCGTCAGGATATCATTGAGGTTATCAAGACGTTCAAAACTGAATTGGGCAACCAAGACGGATGGACAAAGGGTTCGCCTAAGTCAGTTAACAAGCTGACGATGTATGGTGAAGCGGAAGAGAAAAGTCGAACAGGCAGGGCAAACATGCCTGGTCACGTTCGGGCTGCTATCAACTGGAACTGGCTGCGTCGAGTCCATAACGACAACTACTCAATGAAGATCATGGATGGCATGAAGATTGTGGTATGTAAGCTGAAAAACAACCCATTGGGTTACACCAGCATTGCATACCCAGTTGATGAAATGAGATTGCCAGAATGGTTCAAAGAACTTCCGTTCGACAATCTATTAATGGAAAAGACGTTAGTTGATGAAAAGATCGACAACTTACTCGGTGTTATGAACTGGGACTTACGTTCCAATACAGACACCAACTCTACAGTTGATTCTCTATTCACCTTCGGTTAAACTTACACTTATCAAAGTGCCATTGTTTCATTGCCCCTCCTGCTCCTACTTTGGAGCAATGGGGACAAGTCACTTCAGCCATTTTTATTCCGGCCATCTTTTTGCTTATGTTTAGACGGGCCTCCTCGGTGTGCTTTCTCCCTGTATTTTTGGCACTAATCTTCTCCTTAGTCTCGATGGAGTGAGTTTTTCCGTTAAACGGGCCTGTACCAAAAAACTTGTTATTGGGCCCTCGATGTAAATCACAGAAGGCATCCGTGTGTTTCTTGCCGGCGTTTTTAAGTCCTATCTTTTCCTTGGTAATGCCAGACATTATGGTACCAGTATGTGAATAGCTCATTTTACGCTTAGTTAGATCAGAATGTGTCCGTCCTTTACCTTTGCGTGAAATTTCCGCTCGTCCTTTAGGACCACAATCACCACCTTCCCCGGCTTCAGGTTTTAGGTTGGCCCAAGTCTTTTTGCCCAGGACATCACAGGCATCCACTACATTCCATAATTCGCTGTAATACAACCCGCGATCTTTGATTTCTGTTTTAGATTGGCATTCATGTAATATTTCCGTCGTGATTTCTTTTCCATGTTTTTTGAGATGTGTTTTCCAATACTCACCGGAACCGAGGTATTTATATGGGTCTGCTTTTCCTGTGTAGCCGAGATATTTAAGACCTGTTATTTTATGGGTCTTAACATAGAGATAATAAATAGTCATGCTGATTGCTCCTTTGTAGCGTTAGAGAGGGCAGGAATTCGTTGTTCCGTGGCTCTCACTTTTATTTATCCCTTTATCATCACTTGGGCATTTAAGTCATTGACTTGTGTAAAATATTCCTATATAATACACGTTAACGCTATGTAAATAGTTTAACATAAAGGAAAAAATATGAAGGATGTCCTCAAAGATTTAATCGAACACACGCACGGTCTGGGCTGCGTAGAACTTATCAAGGTTACCGGAACTGATAAGGAAACAACTATCAACGCCGTAGCAGAAGATAAGTCTGTTATCGTCAGCGGAACATTCGCCAAGCCAGTCGCTGATTTTATCGGCGTATTTGGCATGCCTAATCTGGGCAAGCTGAAAACTATTTTGGGCTTTGATGACTACGATGATACATCAACCGTTAACGTCACCCGTGTACAGAAAGACGGAGCAGATGTGCCAAGTAGTATTCACTTTGAAACGAAGACCGGCGACTTCATCAACGATTATCGACTGATGTTGAAGTCTATCGTTGACGAAAAGGTCAAGGCAGTCACTTTTGCTGGTGCAACCTGGAACGTCGAGTTTGAACCAACTATCGCTGGTATCATGCGTCTGAAAAAGCAAGCATCAGCTAACTCAGAAGAAGCAAACTTTGTCACCAAAGTCGAGAATGGCGATCTGAAGATTTACTTCGGTGACGCAAGCACTCACTCTGGTAACTTCGTGTTTCAGCCTACTGTTAAGGGATCACTAAGTCGCACCTGGATGTGGCCGGTCAAGCAGTTTCTTGGCATCATGGACCTAGTCGGTGACAAGAAGGTCTATATCGCTGATGCTGGAGCAATGAAAATCACGGTTGACAGCGGTGTCGCAGTTTACACTTATCTACTACCAGCACAAGCAAAATGATCAAGGCTGTATGCGGCACCGGGTCTATCATCGTTAACGGCGGGCACCCTAGTTACCCGTATTTCCCTATGAACAATAATCCGATGACAGGAATGGTGCGGTTTAATCCCAGCAATCAGAATACCGAAGTATTTGACGGCGCTGGCTGGAGCGGACAGAGCAGCGCCGTCCCGATGATCGGATTAAGTCCTGATGCTGAGGCAGCGATTACATGGGCCATTACGAAGATGGAAAATGAGGCGTATATTCTTGGATTGTCTAAAGAATATCCCGCAGTCAAATACTTGCTTGATCAGCAAAACGATATTAAACACAAAATAGACATGGTGGTGGCACTGGTCAAACCAGAAGTAAAAGTATGATCGAGAGATTAGCGGAATCTACACTTATCAAAATGATAGGCAATCATTCCGCTACCTTTCCCTGTTTTTCCGCAGTGCGGGCAAATAATAGTTGGCTTTGCTAATAATGTTGACTATCTTCTATTAATCCTATATAATATTCATATGACTCAAGTAAACTTAACCGCAACACAAAATCCAGAATGGGCCTTATTTTTGCCGGCCTTATCTTCATTTTTTATATCTGGATTAGGCAAACAGCGTGAGGGCAATAACTATTTCGAGAAAGCAAGACTTCCCATTGGTATACCGGATACGGAAGTTCTAAACTTTCTCAATAGTAAACAGGCATTATTCCCATATAAATGGGCATTGTATAGTGCAGGCCATGCTGATTTAACTTCATACAAAACAAATCCTTCCGAGAGTATTGTCGTTAAGCGAGAGCCGGGTTCTTTTATTCTTGCTGACTCCGGCGGGTTTCAAATCCTTAAGGGGCAATGGCCGGCTGATTGGAAGGATCCTAACTGTCCTAAGGCCATGCAGAAACGACGGGAAGTATTAGCCTGGATGGAAGATATTGCGGATTACGGCATGTGTCTTGATATTCCGTCTCAATCGCTTCGCACATACGGGATGAAGGATAAGAACGGTAACTCGCTACATGGCATCAAGACTATTCAAGACGCTATCACTGCCACGCACATCAACAATGAATACTTTATCGCAAACAGAACGGGTAAGTGTAAGTTTCTGAATGTGATGCAGGGACTGAACCACACTCAAAGCGAGTCATGGTATCAGGAGATGAAGAAGTATTGTGACCCAAAGGTCTATCCCGATAATCACTTCAACGGTTGGGCTATGGGAGGTCAGACTAAGATTGACATTCATCTGTTCCTTATCCGGCTGATTAACTTTATCCACGATGGATTGTTAGAACAAGGTAAGCATGACTGGATTCACTGCCTGGGCACATCCATAGTAGAATACGCTGTGTTATTCAGTGATGTTCAACGTGCTGTCCGAAAGTATCACAACCCTGATCTGACTATCAGCTTCGACTGTGCCAGCCCGTTCTTCGGTGCTGCTAAGGGTCTGGCTTACAACAATAACTCTTTCAAGCACGACAAGAAATGGACCTACTCCATGGAAAAGACCGCGGAGAAGAAGGCTTACTCAACAGATACACGGAAGTTTCGTGATGCTGTTTTGGCTGAAGGTATCCATAAAGCCTTTACAGACAGTCCAATAACTGATAAAATGTTACTTAAGGATCTTTGCTATCGTGGCAAAGGCTTTCTAGGACAACACGGTAAAGAAACAAAAACATCTTGGGACACTCTCAGCTATACGCTGATTCAGGGTCACAATGTTTATCAGCATATGGTCGCAGTTCAAGAAGCAAATCGTCAATATGATTCAGGTGTCATCCCAAGTATGTTGATGAACAACACCTTCGAACACGTTGAAATTGGGAAGATCATCGATGAAGTCTTTGCCCAGAAAGATCGTCAAAAATCTCTTGATCTAGTTGAGAAGTATTCCAGGTATTGGATGCAGTTCAAAGCTGGTCAAGGATTCAGCGGTAAAAAGACAGTAAACTCACTGACACAATTCAACGCTCTGTTCACCGAAGAAGCTGAACCAGAAATTGACGAAGTTATTGAAGATGCTGATGATGCCATCACAGAGGCTTTAGGAGAATAACATGGGCGATGTAGTGGAAATTGACAATCAAGAGGACCTGATAACAATGACTACAGGAGCATCCGGTGAGATGCTTCGCGTGACAAAAACTGGGTTTTATGTTCGCGGCGTCCGAGTAGAACAAGATGCGAGGGAAGCAGAGAATGTTTATAATGCTTTCCATCAATGGCTCACATGGGCTGCACTAACAAGGAATTACTAATGGATCAGCGAACTCAAGCACTTGTAGACAAAATAAACAAGGTAAGTGACACCGCAACGCGCACTATCTTTGTGACATTTCAGAAAGAGGGGATTCATTTCTACCCGTTAGCAGCGGTTCACCCCGACCTTGCTGATGTAAGTTTTCTTGGCTCCCCACATCGACATATTTTTCATTTTCGTGTGGACATTCAGGTTGAACACTCCAACAGGGACATAGAATTCATCCAATTTAAACGTTGGTGCGAATCGCTCTACAGCGAAAAAGCACTTGAACTGGATTACAAAAGCTGTGAAATGATTAGCGATGATCTATATAAACAAATCGCTATTCGTTACCCAGACCGTGATGTTCAAATCGAAGTCTCCGAAGACGGCGAGAACGGCAGCACGATTTTTTATAACAGGTTTCGGCCTATTCAACAACTCGCTATTTAAAGGAAAACAAAATGGCAAAGATCGCTTATCAATCTAACCCGCGTGTCGCTCAAATCTTTGAGGACTTGGAAAACTATCTGGAGTTCTGTAAGGACTTCGGGTATCGGTATGATGAGGCAACCCTATATGATATGCGCGATTATGCGTATCGTCAGTTTCAGAAGGCGGTGACTGGCAAGTTCCCGCGCGACTGCTGGGTAGAAAATGCTCGTCCATAAAGACTGCATAGTAGTTGTGTCTGGGGGGTTCGATCCTGTTCACTCTGGACATATTCTGTTGCTTAACTCTGCAAAGACTTACGGCAACTATCTTATCGTCGGAGTCAACAGCGATGAATGGCTGGTGCGTAAGAAGGGCAGAGCATTTTTGCCTTGGTCCGAGCGTTCTGCTATTGTCAACAACATGAAAGCTGTTGATGAAGTAATGGCATTCGATGATAGTGATGGGTCGGCGTGTGACTTGCTTGAAAAAGTCAAAGCATTTTATCCCGGCTTTCCGATCATATTCGCAAACGGCGGAGACCGGACAGCGGTGAACATTCCCGAAATGCGAATTAAGGATATCATCTTCAAGTTTGGCATCGGCGGTGAGAACAAAATAAATAGTTCGTCCTGGATTCTTGAAGAATGGAAAAGCCCTAAAACATTCCGCCAATGGGGTTACTATCGTGTGCTACATGAAGCACCGGGATACAAAGTAAAAGAGTTAGTCATTGAACCTGGTAAGATGTTGTCGATGCAACGTCACTTTAAGCGTGAAGAACATTGGTACATCCTTAAAGGTGAATGTGACATTGGTACAACATATTTAGATATGTTCCAGCGTATTAATATTCGTGAAAACGAAACTTACAACATCGGCAAAGAAGTATGGCATCAGGGTCAGAATAACACTGACACTAATGTTCATATCCTTGAAGTTCAATACGGCACCGAATGTATAGAAGAGGACATAGAAAGAAAATGAGAAAACTATTCTACATGGGGCTGGGGCCTACTTAGTATTAGAACTATATAAAAAACAATACCGGTGATAAATACTATATAGGAGCATATATGAGTAAACAATCACCGGATCATGTTGAAAAACGAATTAGTAAAATCCGAGGTGTTAAAAAAGGTCCTTCGCCATTTAGAAAAACAACTGAACAGATAATCACAGAAATACAATCTTATCATGGTGATAGGTATTTGTTGGATCGGGTTCAATATGTCAACTGTTCTACTAAAATTGAAGTTGGCTGCCGTGAGCATGGATATTTCTTTAAATGGCCAAATGACATGAAGGGTGGAGGATGTCCCAAATGCGGCGGAAGTCTCAAAAAGACTCCCGACGAATTTTTAGAACAAATGCACCAGTTGTTTCCTGAATATGAATTTAAAACTCCATATAAAAACGCTCATACGAAAATAGAAGTAGTATGCCCGGATCATGGACCATTTATGATTAAACCTAACACTTTACTATCAGGAACAGGATGCGGGACATGTGGATACGAGAAGGCCTGGCTAACTAAAATAGCGAATGGACAATGTCGTGATCCCAGTGAGATAGGTGAGCATGAGTTATACCGAAAAGCAGTGTGGCGAGAAACAAACCAAAGCTTTAATAAATATTTCGCCGGTCAACAACGAAACAAGGACATTCATTTGGACCATATTGTATCCATAACTGACGGCTGGGCGAATAAGATACCCGCAGAGATTATAGGATCGGTGATAAATCTGCGACTTATTAATGGAATTGACAATAGAAGGAAGTCCAATAAGAGTGACATGACAGTAGAAATGCTGTATAATAAGTTTAAAGAATTTAAGGAACAACTATGCGAAAATTGATATATATGGGACTCGAAAAATATAAGAGTAGATACACCTTTCAACTCCAAGACTGGAATGAAGCAGTATTCAAGAGTCGTAACATTGATTATATTCTGGTGCCGGGGGAGACTCTCAGTAACGATCAAGCTATTGTAACGGGACAAGTTCTGGACGCGCATGGTCGTAGTTATTTCGGCATGAGTCAGTTGATGAATCTGGTCAAACTGATGAAAGCAGGAGAGGTGACAAGCGATGATGTGGTCTACTTTGAGGATATGTTTCAACCGGGCATGGAGTCTTTACCCTATATACTTCAACAGGTCGACCAATCAAAGCGCCCTCGGATTTATGTTCGCTGTCTTGCTCAGTCCATTGATCCTGATGATTTTGTTCATGTATGGGGTATGTCTAAGTGGATGGGTCATTATGAAAAGATGTTGGACTCGTTTGTAGATGGCGTACTTGCGACCAACGAAGAAATGGTCGCCCATATGAAGATTGCGGGATGGGAAGCGCCTATCTACAATATCAGTGGTCTGGCATTCGGCAAGGCAGAAGTGCTT